CTATAAAGATTGTATAAAAAACAATTACATTAAGAATATCAAAAGTTTCCATTAACTTGTTAGTATATCAAAAGAAAAAAGGTTTATTACCTTAATTATATTATTGGATAAACATTACATATTATAAACAAAACGTTTAAACTCACTTGGTTTAGTAAATTTACGAACATCGCCGCATCTACCCCTATAATATATTGGATACGCCTCAATATAAGTTTTTGTAACTTTGCTAACTGCGAATGTTTGGTAATCGTAATCATTCATAAAACATCCTTGAATAACTCTACCACATCTAAACTGAAACTTATTAAAGGTTTTATCTTGAAAGAACTTTGAGTGTTTGTCATCTAACTTTTTATATAATTCTTTTATCTCATTACTAATATCGTTTATATCTTGTGTTTTAACTAACAAGTCTTTTAATTCTTTAATATTATCTTTATCTTGAGTAATCTCATTATCCTCATTATACTTTTCAATAAACATATCTGTAAAACGAATAATTAAACTCCATTCTTTAATACCAATCTTTTTTAAAAACGCTTTTATAATCTTTTCATAATCACTATTCTCTGTTGCCTCCAATTGTTTATTAATATCATAATCGTTTTCAAAATGAAAGAACGCTGTATCAAGCATCGCTCCACACTTTAAGAATTCCTTTTTGTTAATAAAAGGACAGCATCTACCTCTAATATCCATCATAGTATTACACTTACACGACATCTTTAATTAATTAACTGAGTTCTAAGGGGTTATATATCAATTATACTATGGCTGAAATTAATTTCAATTTTTTATTTGGTAATTAATTGTTTTCCTAAAAACAACTTATTACATTCAAGAAAACATTATTCCTAAAAACAATTAATTACCAAATAAAAAATTGAAATTAATTTTAGGAATAGAATTAGCAGTATCTACTATCCAGTTATATAAGAATAAGAATGAATACTACTACTACTACCGCCAAGAACCAATTACATTCTCTTATGGTTGAGATGTTTTCTATGATTGAGGATATGGGAATTCAAGAGGGACAATATCTACAATTCGCAGAGATGTTTAAAGAGATGAATATCAACATTAATAGATTGACAGAGATAAAAACAGCCATAACTAATAACACTTATTATAGACGGAATATTGAAACTTATACACACGTCCAACGACAAAGATTAACCGAGGAACAAAAACGAACTCATCCAAGTTATTCATTATGTAATTGTGGTAGATACGAGCTGACTAAACTATTATTAAAACATTACCATACCGCCGTTCATTATCAAGGTCTCCGTAATAGAAAGTATGCTTTGAATACTGAAAGTCAAGAGGTTATTAATACACTTATTAGTAGAGAGATTGCTTTACAATCTTTCATTATAAAACATCTTAAAAAACTTGAAACTAACAACAATAATAATAATTGAGGTATAAACATAATTATAAACTATCTTTTTTAACCTAAGGCTCTCTCTATATAAAAATTATTGATAAAAACCAATAATATTTTTTCTATGGATGGGTTCTTTGAAAATAATGAATTTTATAGTTTATTTATACCTCAATTAGGTCAATTTATAATATATATACTGATAACTTATCTTTCTTTTAGTTACCCCAGTTTAATTAGTTAAAAAGAAAAAATTGAAATTAATTTTAGGAATAAGATAATCTATATATAACCCATTAGAATATATTATCCTAAGATGTCTAACTTACAGTTTATTATTGAATTATATTGCTCGGCGTGTGATAACAAACAAGAATACGAATTGAAAGAGTTTAATAAGATAAAAGTATTACAAGATAGTTTTAAAAACGAATGGAAAGAACAAGATATTTGTATGGGATGTGCTAAAGAACATCATAGAGAAACTACAAATGGATTGTATAGCGATGAGGAATGCGACAATCAAGAAAAAGAATTATTAAGCAAAGGCTTTACTTATTCTTATGGTAGATGGACTGCTAAAGGCGGAGGAGTTATTATTTCATATCGTATAATTAATGCTATTAAACTTAATAAACTAAGAAACTAACAAACTAACTTAAAGAGATTATAACATATTATAACATATTATAACATTATATAAATGCCTAAGAAAAATATTGACTATTCAAAAACAATTATATATAAACTTGTTTGTAAAGACTTGTTAGTTACTGATGTATATGTAGGTCATACTACTAATTTTACAGAAAGAAAAAGATGTCATAAAACCGATTGTAATAATCAAAACAAACCAAATTATAATTACAAAGTATATCAAACCATAAGAGATAATGGAAATTGGTCTAATTGGGATATGATACAAGTTGAAGAATATTGTTGTAATAATAATAATGAAGCAACAGCAAGAGAACGCTATTGGTATGAAACATTAAACTCAAATATGAATACTAAAGTTCCTAATAGAAAACAAAAAGAATATGAAAAAGAATATAGAGAAACTAACAAAGACAAAATTAAAGAATATCATAAAGAATATATGGAAACTAACATAGACAAAATTAAAGAAAACAATAAATTATGGAAAGAAAAAAATAAAGAAAAATTAAAAGAACAAATTATTTGTGAATGTGGAGGTCATTATAGAAATAGTGATAAAGCAAGACACTTTAAAAGCAAAAAACATATTAATTTTATTTCTTCAATCGTTTCTCTCTAAGTGACTTCATATATTGGCGTGCTTCTTCACTTCCTTTTACAAACCTTGGTTTTTTTGTTTTTAATCCAGCACCTACACCTATACTTTTGTTTTGGTCTAATCTATCTAATATATTAGGAGAATGCTCTACAAGTGGATTTAAACTCTTTGATGGGACTGTTATATTGTGTTTCTTTGAATATTTAGGAAATAATACTTTTTTAACTGCTGATACTGGAGCATAACTACTACTTACTACATCACTTGAAGAGCGAATATTATATTCATTTTTTGGTTGATTTTCTCCTAAGTATGGACTATTAACATTAATAATTTCTTTTGTATCCGCTCCAAGTTTTCTCGCAAGAACAGCACCTTGACTATGACCTAATGTAGATATATTCTTCTTTCCATACTTACGCTCTGCTTCATCTTGGACTTTTTTACCTTCTCTATATCTTGGTGTTAGTTCATAAGCTCCCAAAGCATAAGCAATATTATTCCCCCAATCGGTTACACCTTGAGTTCCTCTATGGGCTACTACGGCTTCATCTGTAATTGGATTATAATATACTACTGCGGTTGGGGTTGAAAGTTTATCATCTAATTCCCAATCTCCTATCTTTGAAGCTGGTTTGTCTTGATATGACGCATCTAATAATGATTTGATTTCACTAGGTTTTAAACCTTCTCCTTCCATATCATCTTCCTTTTCTTCGTTTTCATCAATTACTAATTCAATATTTGGTTTTTGATTTGGTCTAAATGGTGGTGCTTCATCTATTCTTTTTGCTTGTAACTTTTCTAACCTTTGTGCGTCTTTTAATTCTTTTTTTGTTCTTCTAAGTGTTTGAGCTGGAGTTTCTTTTTCTCGGCGTTTCTTTAAGTTACTCTCATACTTCAATCTATTTAATGCTTGTTTTTTTTCTTGTTCGCTTGAATATTTGCTTACTCCTTTAGGTCTGCCTCTTGGTCTTTTTGCGGTAGGTGGCGTTGGTGTCTTTCTCTTTTTAGGAGTAATAATTATCTCTTCTTCTTCTTTTTCTTCTAAAATAGGTGGTTCTTCTTCAATTACGAGTTCTACTTTTTTCTTTTGTGTTCTTGCTTTCTTTGCCTTTTGTTTTGCGTTATAGGCTATATTCTTTGGTAATGTTTCTGGTCGCCCTCTCATTTTGTTTTTTACATCTATTATTGCTGGTTTTGCGGTTGGTTCTTTATCACTTTCTTTTTCAATATCAGCAATCATCTTCTCTAACTTTGGTCTATCTTTTTTTGCGAATAGACTAATTGGTATGGGGTCTGTTTGATTATCAACATATATAGCACCATCCACCGCTTTTCTTGTTAGTTTAAAAGGCGTTTTACGTCCTCTTGTTGATAAATGTCTTTCTTGAGTTAATGGATTAACTAATTTGTAACCTTTCTTTGTTGCTACAGCAAAGAATTCTGGTAATATTAATTCGTCTGTTCCAAATATATCAACATTAATTTTTGGTTCTTTACTA